GGAAGTGCCAACCCTTGTAATTGATGATACTTCCTGAGCCATAACTTATGAATGAAAAACAGTTACTCTGTCTATATTACTTAATACAACGTGAATACCGTCTTCAAATAAAACTCCTGAATCAGGAATATTTAAAGTTTCGGTATCGTTAGCGTTGCAAGGAGCAATTAATAAAGTTGAGCCTGTAACAGTTCCGTTTCTAAAAGTAACGGTTCCGTCTGTAGCTCCACCTGCAATAATGTAGCCTCTTAATCTAGATCTACCAGATACTAAAGAAGCTCCACCAGTTGCACCAGTAGCAGTCGTAGCTGTTTTAACATCAGATCCTACAATTCTACCTGCCATTATTTACTCCTGTTAAACGGACTCAGCGCCGTTGTTATAAACAGTATAAGTAAAGATACCTGTTACGGTTCCGCTAGTAGCTGCTGAAGCTCCAACGTTAGCTGTTACAGTTGTTTGCGCAGAAATACCAGTTCCTACTACCAACGCACCATCAGCACCTTTTAAAGTACCTTTAGTATCAGCATCAACTTCATTGAAGAATCCATCAGGATCAGCAGATGAACCGATATCTACAGTTGGAGAAGTACCACCAGCTGCACCGCCTAAAGATAAGAATGAAATAGGAACTGCTCCGGCTGGAAGAGTAAAGAGCTCTCCTGCTGAAGAAGATGTTCCAATTCTTACGTTGGTAGCACCTGTAGCTGTTGGGCTAAAAGAAATGGTTTCTGACAAAGTAACAACGCCTGGAGTGACTCCATCGCCTTTATCAGCACCGCCATAGGATCTTACGATTCCTTGAAATGTATTTGTTGCCATATATGGTCTCCTAAAATAGCCATACCATCTTTGGAGTTATCTGCCGAGCCAGTTGGTATAGCCGATTATCTCGGTTTACCTAAGTATAGTCTTTTATTAGTCTTGAGGAAAGTTTTCTTTGGATTTAAGAATAGATTCTCTAGAATTAAATAAAGCTTGATAAGATTCTTTAATAGATGGATCTTTTCCAAATTCATCCATCATATCTTTGCCTACCATTTCAATAAGAGCTTGAATAGTAGTAAGCCTGCCTTTAATATCATCTATTTTACTTAAATCTTTCACTTTTATATTTGCCTCTAATTTTTGTCTTATATCATAGCCTTTTAGCCAATTTTTTACATTTATTCCTTTTTTTTCAAATTCAGAATAACTTTCCCAATCGCGTATTTCTTCTATATTTCTACCACATCCTTGGCAAATTTCGTCAAAGGGAGCCATAGACGTTGTACAACGTCCTGTACAGGGAGAGTTTGCTAGAGACAAACTCGAATGTAAACCAGTATTCATATAATATATTTATTTGGTTTACCTTGATTCTACAATAAGAATCAATTTAAAGGTAGCTTTTTGTAACTTTTATTTTTTTACTTAAAAAAGAAAGGGAGCCGAAGCTCCCTTTCAGTAGGTTAAACAACCCACCCCGAAAAATCGGTATTAAGCACCTTGAGATGCAAATACACATCTCCAGTTTGACCACCCGAAGGAGTATCTTTCTCTAGCTTTGTAACGCATGTTACCAGTATCGAAATCACCTTCTAATGCAGTTTGCATTGGGCTTCTTTGGAAGTGCTTGAATCCATCTGGACAGTCGGTTTTGACAAACCAAGCATCGCTATCTGTCAAATAATGGTTTACAACGTAGCCTTGTGGCAACATTCCCATATTTTTCATAGCGTTGATGTCATTGTCAGCTGTGCCAACTCTTCCTGGAGTCATTAACAATCTATCAGCAATAAATTGTAATTGTGGTGGAACAATCAACTTGCTACCTTGTAGAGCAATCGCTAGATTTCTGTCATCAGTTAAAGTTGAGATAGAAATAAGAGCGTCTTCTAATGAAGTCTCATTAAGGTCGGTGTAAGTTGAAGGTCTGTTGCTTGATGTTCCGCCGCCACCGAGTGGGTGAGCATTAGAAACAAGAGCAACACCATCACCACCAGTATAACTGCTGCTGAAAGCGTTATTTAATACTGAAGCAGCTTTAATTTGCTTAGTATTTGCCATAGATCTAGCTAGAGCTTTTGTATATCTAGCACCAAGTCTATCGTAAAGATTATCTTCAATTGCTTCTTCTGTTAGAGCAAAAGCAAGAGCTACAGTTTCGTGGCTGTAACGTGAAGTATAGCCTTCGGTGGCGTTATCAAATGAAACACCAGCTCCTTCAGCTTTTACTTGAGCGTTACCAAATCCAACGATCAATACCTCTTCTTCAAAAGCTCTGTCTGAAGATTCAGTTTCAAAGATTTCTTCGTGTTCTGAGTCGTACCTAGCGTACTCCATGCCAAACAAGGCATTCAAACCAGGCTCGAGCTCTTTTGCTAATTGTGAACGATTAATTGCCATGATTAGACTCCTACTGTTTGAGCATAGAAGTGCTCGTTAATTTTGACAATCATGTTGACATTTGCAGACTGAGATCCAGTACCTAAAGTATTGTTGTCAGGATCACCTGAGAAACCAACAATTCTTAATTGTGCTGAAGTCGCTGCAGTTGTTCCAGAAATCTCTACAGCAGAGATTCCAGTCTTGGTTGAGCCAGAAGTGTAAACGATGTCAGCGTTGTTACCTACTACGGTTTGAACAACTGAACCAGTCGCTGCACTTTGAACTTCAAACAAGGCATTCGGATCGTCAACTACGAAAGCCACCGCATCTGATGTCACAGTACCACTTGGCCAGTAAGCTGAAAAAATCACCTCACCGTTTGAGTTGGTATATTGACATCCCCTAAAAACGCCTAGAGCTTGATCGCCAGCAGCAGCTACTAAAATAGTACCTGTATTAGCCATCTTAACTAGGTCGCCTGAAAAGATATTTCCGGACGCGCCAGAAGCAATTTTGTATTCGGTAGTTCCTGCAGAATTATAACCCGAACCTAATTCGCCAACTGGTTTTAGACCGAAAGGTGCATCTTTGTTAGCCATAATATTACCTTTTATCTAAAAAGTTTCTAAAAGTGAAAAGATTAATTTCTCTTTCCACCACCAAAAGTAACGCTTGAGCTTCTCTGAGGTTTTAATATCGGAGAAGATGGATCAGATTCCTTCATCAAATCATTATCAATTGCATCCTGTTGGGATTGCGCACGACCTGAAAAGTAGGCGTTCCTTTCGTCACGTGTTTCATTGGGAATCTTAGCCAAAAGCAAACCACCCACGGCTACAACACCAGCGTGCCTTCCATCGTCCATCGTTGGAAGTTCAAAGTCTCCTATCTCTTCTTTACGTACTAGCTCAAAGCCTTCACGTAATCTTGACATAACATTCTTTTTATCTTCCTGACCGACAATCTCGGCTCTTATCCACCTGTAGGTATATCCTTCAGGTGCTGGTGGTGTCTCCAACATAGATGGGGGACGCCAAGGTTTGCGAGCGCTTGTACTAGCTCGAGTATCTGCAGAACGTGGTGTTCTGTTATCTGTTTTTATTTTATCTGTCATAGTCCTTACCTTTTAATATATTTAGCATATTCTTGAACTGGAACATTCAAACGACGTGCCATTTCAACTTCGCTTTTGGTAAGTCTAACTTGTCGTTTGCGTCCAGAGCCATCAGATCTAACAGCTGGAGCAACGGTTTGTTGCATCCTGCTTTTGGTCTTTTCCCCACTAAACTTATGAGGAAATTCAGCTCTGATACGTTTATCTATCTCATCATAATACATTGAATCGCTAGGATCAAATCCTTCTTCTTCAATTAATTTACGATGAATGTTAAAAGCAGCTAAAGTCATAGTTTCGTCTTCACCAAACCAAGCATTTTTTTCTGCCCAGTCTTGAGCAGCAGGGTCTGGCTCAGGCGCTGCTTGCGGCTGCTGAAATTGTTGAAACTGTTGAGGATTGTAATTTTGGTAAATAGGTTCAGGCTGTTCAGACTTCATTCTATTATTTACCAATTTACTTTCTTCAACAGTAATCTTATCTAAAATTTCTTGGGCTTTCGTTACCTTATCCCAATCTTGATCTTGATAAGCTTGTTTTAAAACTGCATTTGCTTGAGCTCTTTGAGATTTAAGCCTACTTTCAGCTTCACCAAAATAACTTTTATTTAGCTGAGATGTACTACTTTTCAGTCTATCATTTTCAACTTGTAAGTTTTTGGCATATTCGTATGCTGATTGCGCAGCTCTTTCTTGCTCTCGCATTTTTTTAGTAAGCGTAGCAATACGCTTTTGAACGCTTTTAGAGTAATCCTCTAATTCGTCTTCTTTACTAGCTTTCTGCCCTTCTTCGGCAGAAACATCTTCGACTGCTTCATTAGCATCAGAATCATCAGATTCTGTAACATCTAATTCAACAAGTTCGCCTTCGTCTTCTAGTCTTTCTTCTATTTGATTTGTTGCTTCTTCTTGCATGATTTCCTCACGTTATAGCGTAACGATATCGTCCGGATCTGCGATCGTCGCGATTACTTCGTCGTCGTTTATTATTCGGCATTCAGCATCATCGCCTAATTTAAAGCGAGCTCCTGCATACCGTCCTATTAGCACCCAGCTTCTTTCTTGACACCAGGGTGTGTCTCCAAATTTATCTTTGTCTTTATAACAAAGCGGTCCCATCTTGACCACATACGCAACAACAGAAGCTAAAGCCTCTCTGTCAACAGTATCTTTTACAAGCGTGATTCCACCTTTGGATACTCCTCGACCGCGATACGGAAGTATCAACATACGCCAGCCGCTAGGACTTGGCATACGCTCGATCAAAGATTTAGACATCAGGGTTGGGTCTAATACTCTTTCGTCGGGACTAACAAAAGCAGAATCTACTTCTGATTTGCTTTCCTCAACTTTTTTTTCCTGATTAGCTTTTGCAGCTTCTAGTTC